GCCTTCCTATCTGTTCCGTGATCTGCGAGCATGTATCTTACCTACTTAACCATGAGATGTATAACATCACAGAGTTTGATTTCACCGGGGATCCATCAGCGGGACTTGCTCAAGTTCTTTCAGGAACTCCTTTTAATGCGGGGGTTGTTGACTACACAGAAAGTGTCACCATGAAGATCAATCAGGAGGTCTCAAGAAGGGCTGCACTTATGCAGTACATTGCCATCCTTGGTGGAGAGATAGAATATGACGGTTACAACATCAACATCCGAAGTCATAGGGGAAGTACTGATTATATCCCGGTGATGGATTCAAAGAATGTCACCAATGTGGCGGTATCCCATGATTCCAGGGAGAATGCTTCTTCTTATGACATTTCATTCTTTAAACTCTTGAACCTTGCAGTGGGAGATAATGTACAGATTGTTTTCAATCCCTTGGGGATTAACGTGAAGACAAGAATCATCTCTTTGGAATACAATCCATTCTATCGCTACAACATCCGGGTGGAGGTTGGGAGGTATAGACCCAGCATCTCAGATACCTTTTACCGAATAGAAAGTTCTCTAAATAATGTGGGAAGCTCGGTGGATGATATTCAAACACAGGTGAATGACCTGGGAGTGTCCTATACCATTGTCTCTAATTTGGTTGTGACTGAAACCACCATTGATGTGACCTACACTGTGGAGAAGGGCGATACCCATCAGTACCATGCCCAGTATCAGTACACCACAGACAGTGGGGGAAGAATCACCAGTATTACTCTCGATAACATTTTCTCTGAGCTTCTCTTAAAGGAAGTCTCCACGTTGACGGTGGATATGATGAGTTTTTATATCGAATATGCAGACGGAACAACAGCAACATATAATTACACCGTGGATAGCGGTGGCCGAATCACCAGTGTCACAAAAGTATAAAGGAGGGCTGATTTCATGAGCTATGATCATATTTTTAATAATACCCTAGCTATCTGGACAGCCTTTGGTGGTAGGGGCGAGGTCCTCTTTACCATTCCAACTTTGAGTTGGACCAAGAAGTATTACAACAATTTTGGCTACACCCAGTACGGCAGTGAGAAACAGATTAATGTTTATGATAATGGCAACGCGCAGATTGCAGTTTATTACGCAAAGACTCCCTATATGTCCTACTGGAATAAGACCACCAAGCAGTGGACCGTTGTCAGCGTTCCATGGTGGAGCTATGGTCAGCCGGAGATTCTCTATGCAGCAGATGGTGTCTTTATTGCCAAAATCGTAGGGCTTGCCAATGTCATCGCTTCCTTTGATGGCATCACTTGGCATAATGCTGGATACTGTCCGGGAGCCTATAATGCTATGACCTGCGGAGCTTATGATATGGCCAGAGGGTCTGGTATCGTCAGCTGGTGGTACTACAAGTCACCGGTCTATTACAGCTTCGATTCATTAGAGGAAAGAACAGCCTGGACATTGGTTGGAGAGGATGGAACCTCGGTGCCGATCTTTAAATACCTGACTACCCATAAGGGAAACTTTGTCGGCGTGGTTGGTGGGGATAAATCCATCGCAAGAGCTAGTTCAGCAAGTCCGGGACTTTGGACCACGACCATACCTGAGGATGTGAATGATACCCGGTATATGTTCATTCGGTCTGTAAATGATGTCCTCTTTGTGATGAAGTTCAACTACACCAATGTGGGCGGTGATTACACCTACTATGTGAAACTCTGTGTCATGAATGACGATGCCACGCAGATTACAGAGACCAATCTATCATGGGTAGGAGATCTGGCCAACAACAACATCCCAAATCCAAGGAACATCATTTGGATGGAGGACTGGGGGAAGTTTGCTCTTCTGAAAGAGAGTATGCTCTGCGTCTCCAATGATGGACTTTACTGGGAGGGTGTCGAGCAGCCGGGTTTCACAACAAGTCAGTATGACACCTTTGATGGTGCTATGTATATTCCCGGAGACGGGTTTTATGCAAAAGCCAGTGGCTATGTGTATTACGCACCGTATTAATGAAAACCATGACGTCCTTCACCGGGCGTCTTTTTATATACACAAATTTATGAAAGTGAGGGAATGACAATGAGAGACATTTGGAACATTGTTCAGATGATATTTGCAGCTGTGGGCGGTTGGTTGGGTTACTTTTTGGGAGGTTATGATGGGTTTTTGTATGCTTTGATTGCCTTCGTGGTGATCGACTATTTGCTTGGAGTCATGTGTGCTGTGCTAGAAAAGCACTTATCCAGCGATGTAGGGGCTAAGGGGATTTTCAAGAAAGTAGTGATTTTCTCCCTTGTAGGTGTGGCCCATATCATTGATCAGAACATTATCGGAGATGGCAGTGCCATTAGAACCGCAGTGATCTTCTTTTATTTATCCAATGAAGGAATCAGTATCATTGAGAATGCAACAAGACTTGGACTGCCTATCCCAGAGAAGCTCAAAGACATCCTAGAGCAGCTAAAGGATGGAGGCGATAAGGATGGCACTAAGTAATTTAAAGACAAAATACATGACCAGAAATGACTGTTATACAGCCGGGAGAATGATCACACCAAAAGGCATCATGGTTCATTCCACCGCCACACCGGGAGTAATGGCAGCAGGTTGGTTTATTCGGTGGAATAAATCTTACAAGGCTGGTGAAATTAACCGTCAAGTCTGTGTTCATGCCTTTTTGGATGATAAGGAAATCTGGCAGTACCTGCCTTGGAATCATAGAGGTTGGCATGCCGGAGGAAAAGCGAATGATACCCACATCGGTTTTGAGATATGCGAGCCGAGTGGGTTTTCTTATTCAGGTGGTTCTAACATGGTGGGCTATGATGTGAAAAAGAATGAAACCTACTTTAGAAAAGCTTGGCAGAATGCAGTGAACCTTTGTGTCTACCTATGCAGAGAGTACGGTCTGACAGAAAAAGAGATCATCAGCCATGCGGAAGGAAACAAGAAAGGGATCGCATCAAACCACTCCGATGTAGGGCATTGGTTTCCAAAGCATGGGGAGAGTATGGATACATTTAGGGCTACAGTAAAGAAGGAACTTGAGAAAGCAAATGAAAGTAGAGAGGGTTTTGAAGCGGGGGATATCATTGAAATCAAAGCATCAGCTAGAACCTATTATCCTGGTGGTCCAATTATTCCAAACTGGGTGAAGTGGAATTATCATCTGATCACCCAGGATGTGTTTAATGGAAAGCCTGTGATCAAGGGTGGCAAAGAATGCGTTCTTCTAGGCAAAACCATTCTGAAAGGCACCATGGATGAAAAAGCTGGCATCATGACTTGGGTTGATAAAGACAACCTTGAGATGGTCAGTGCTGGTGTGGAGGTAGAATCGGAGAGGGAATCCGGTAAAAAATACTACCGGGTACAGGTGGGAGCCTTCAATGATAAGAAGAATGCAGAGGCCCTCATGGCCCGTCTAAAGAAGGCAGGATTTGATGCTTATATGAAATATGACTAATTGAAAAAGCCCCGATTAAGGGGCTAAAACTACTCAAGTAAGAAATCGATGATATTGATCACTTTAATTCCTGCGAAATCATTGAATGGTGTTTGGTCCATGGTGAGTATGAATTTTGGATAGTTATCAGAGATGGATTCTAGGGGTCTAAGTTCTCGCTCTCTTGTTTTCTCATCCATGATTGTAGCTGAAACTTGATAGTAGATTTTTTCGTTAGTCTTTGAGGCGACAAAATCAACTTCTAAGGAACCGATTTTTCCAATAGTCACCTCATAGCCCCGTCTTAATAGTTCTAGAAAAACGATGTTTTCTAAAACATGACCATAGTCTGTGTTACGTAGGCCGGTCAGCCTATTGCGGATACCTATATCCACGATGTAATACTTTTCAAGGGTTTTTAGAAACATCTTCCCTTTTAAGTCGTAGCGGTTTGCCTTGTAGATGATAAATGCATTTTCAAGCATCTTCAGATAATTATCAATCGTATCACTAGTTGTTTTCCTACCACTACTGGTTAAATAGTCGCTTATTTTTTTAGTAGAGACTATGCTGCCGATATTGGCAGCTATAAATTTCAAAATACTTTCAAGAAGGGCAGCATCCCTGACGCCATTTCTTTCAATAACGTCCTTCATAAGCACGGTATTGTATATGCCTTCCAGGAAAGGACCGATTGTATCTGGACTGTCTAATAGTTCAACTACAGTGGGAAGTCCACCGTATTGAAGGTATTGATTAAATTTCTCTTGGAGACTCATTTCTTTGTCTGATTCCAAGAAATCTAAATACTCCTTAAAGGATAAAGGCTGCATTTTAATCTCAACATACCGGCCAGACAGCAATGTGGAAAGTTCTGAAGATAATAGATATGCATTTGACCCGGTTATATAGATGTCGACATTGGCATCCACAAGAAAAGAATTAATAACCCTTTCCCATGAAGATACCTGCTGGACTTCATCAAGAAGAATATAATGTTTTTTATTTGTATCAATAATGCGCTCTTTAATGTATGCATGGAGTTCCTTGTAACTGGTAATTTCATCGAACTCAAATGACTCAAAGTTCATCCGGATAATATGTTTCTCATCAACACCGCTGGAGATCAGATGATTTTCAAAAAGAGAAAGTAGGGTTGATTTACCTGAACGTCTTAAACCGGTGATTACTTTAATTAATTTTTTATCCCTGAACTGAATGAGCTGATTAAGATAAAGATCTCTATTTTTCATAACACCACCTCTTAAATAGAGTATAACCAAAAAAATAAATAATATCAAGATTTATTCGACTATACTCGAAAAAGTTTTAAGATGAGTACTTATGTTATGTTATAAAATTGAATGTGAGGGCTGCTGAATTAACTCGGTTTGCTCTCTTTTTTATCCCTATATATAGTAGAAAAGACTTGATAAATACTCAATTCTGAGTGATATATGTAATACGCTACAAAGCTTGAAGCCTTTGAATTTAGAGGGTTTTGAGCATTATATTTTTTTATCCTTTCGCCTTAACAATTAAAAAACATGATGCGATAGAAAGGATAAAAAGGAAAGGAGAAGATCAAAATGAATTATGCTAGAACTCAAGAAGTTCCTGTCATGAAATCATCTGTAACAGTAGTTAATCATTCTGATGATTACAGTGGAATTGGATTAAAAAGAAAAAATGCAAAACCAAAAGTGGCTTCATACTGTAGAGTCAGTAGTGAAGAAGAGCTTCAGCTCGGGTCATTAGAAAACCAGATCATTCACTACACAAACTACATCAGGTCAAATCCAGATTGGCAATATGCTGGTGTTTATTCAGACAAAGGAAAGTCGGGAACTGATATGTCAAAACGAACCGGTTTTAACCGTATGATAAGAAATGCGATGAATGGTGAAATTGATATCATAATCTGTAAATCCATTTCTAGATTTGCACGAAATGTAGTGGACACCATGGATATTGTAAGGCAGCTCACAGAGCGTGGAATAAACGTGATTTTTGAAAAAGAGCGGCTCAGTACCAAGGATGTATCAAGCTCCCTGCTGATTAAAATTCTTGCGACTTTCGCGGAAGAAGAAAGCCGAAGCACTTCTGAGAACATAGAATGGGCTTTGACTAAGCGGTTTGAACGTGGAGAAGTCGTTGCAGGTCAACTATTTGGCTATGAAATCAACAAGGACAAAGAGTGGGTGGTCGTTGAAAGTGAAGCAAGGATTGTAAGAGAGGCCTATGAACTCTTTCTTAAGGGAAAGAATATGACGGAGATTGCCAGACTTTTCATCAGAAAAGGTTACAAGAAGCGTTCTGGTGAAATTGACTGGGATAGCTCAAATATTAGAGGTTTTCTTACAAATGAGAGATATTCAGGAGATGTGCTAAGCAGAAAGACTTGTACATTGGATTATCGAACGCACAGATCAGTTGTTAATCAAGGGTATAAACCCCAGTATTATATTGAAGATCATCACGAGGGAATTATCTCTAAGGAGGAGTTTGAAAAAGCTCAGGAAATCATCCAGGCTAAATCCTTTGAATCAAAGAAAGGTAGAACCAAGAAGTATCCTTTTACTAGCCGGGTTGTATGTTCCTCATGTGGAAAGAATTTTCATAGATTTAAAGATCATAGGGGTAAGGTGTCCTGGAGATGCCACTCTAGTCAAAAGAGTAAGCTGCTTTGTAGTACGGGTGCTATTGACGAAGAACAGATTGAAAGACTTTTAATTGAAGGGTTTGAAAAACGCTATAACATGGATCAGAGAAGTAATGATGGCCTTTTAATCAAACAATTGATGAAAGAACTATCTAGCGCTGAGTCGGTAAGGGAACGAGAGCAAAATTTACTAAGAGTTGAGCTTGAAAAGTGCTTGATTGCTGAAAATAAAGCCATTCTTCAGAACCTTGATACAACAGAACTAAAGGAAAGGCGTAAAGTGGTTGAAGATGAAATTGCTCTTAAAACAAAGCTGTGGGAGGATTTTGATAAAGATCATGCCTTCAGGGAAGCATCACTTAATAGACTCAAAGATCTAAAGGGCTCTGATAAGGCCATGAAAAACATACTGGATATCTCTTTCATGAGAGCTTGGGTGATTCACATTACAGTGGAGTCACCTTTTTTATTTACCATTAAATGGATTGATGGGGAGGAAACTGTCGTAGGAAAGTTGAAAGGGGGCCTAATCAATGCCTCAAAATAGAAACAGTAATCAATCAATAATGAATCCAAGGGTCAGGATGATTCCTGCAAATATGAATACCCCAATTTTAGCAGAAGGTGAAGAGAAGCCTAAAATAAAAGTGGCTGCTTATGCCAGGGTGTCAACTCGGGAAGAAGAGCAGCAATCCAGCTACAAGCTTCAGGTTTCATATTTTAAAGAGTATATTGAGAAAAGAGAAGACTGGGAGCTTTACAAAGTCTACAGCGATGAAGGTGTTACAGGAACCAACACCAAATACCGTACAGGCTTTAATGAGATGATCAAGGATGCGAAGGAAGGAAAATTTGACTACATCATTACAAAATCCATAAGCCGATTTGCCAGGAATACGCTGGATTGTCTTAGCTATGTGAGGATGCTGAAAAATTTAGATAAGCCCGTCGGCGTGATCTTCGATAAGGAAAATATTAACAGTTTGGAAACTCAATCAGAGACCATTCTTGTTGTTATTGCTTCGGTCATGGAGGAAGAAAGCAGGACTATTAGTGCCAATGTCAGCTGGGGTGTTCAGAAACGTTTTTCAAGAGGGATTCCACACATTCCGACTACGTATTTTCTAGGCTATGATGAAGATGAGGAAGGGAATTTGGTTATCAACGAAGAAGAAGCTGAGATTATCAGGCGAATCTATCGTGAGTTTTTAAGCGGAAAAGGGACAGTGCAAATTGCAAAGGGACTGACCAAAGACAAGGTTAAGACCGCCAGAGGAAACACAAAGTGGACCAGTGATTCAGTCCTGAAGCTGCTCCGCAACGAAAAGCATGCGGGAAATGCTCTTTGCCAGAAGTCAGTGACGCTGGATCCTCTGTCACATAAAAGAGTGAGAAATAAGAACCACAAACCTCAATACTTTATAAGGAATAATCATCCGCCGATTATCTCTGAAGAGGACTGGAATGCGGCTCAAAAAGAGCTGGACAGAAGAAGCAAAATGAAGCATGATCCAGATGGTAAATACAGCAGAACGTATAGTGGGAAGGCTCCTTTTTCAAACATGTTCTACTGTGGTGAATGTGGGGTTCCAGTAAATAGAAGACGATTAACATCAAAGAAGAATGGAAGGCCATATAAGTTTACGGTTTGGCAGTGCCGGTTGGCGGCAAGAAACATGGAAGCTGATTACGAATGCCACTCAAAGTATATGTGGGAAGAAGTAGTTGAACAGGCGTACAATCAGATGCTATTAAAGATGACTAAAGAGATTGATGTAATTAAGTCAGAGGGTGAAGCCGCTATCGCAGATGTGGGGCTTTCAAAGGAAGAAAGTGATCGCCTAAAAGAACTGGAAGAGATTATTGACAGGATTGGAGAACAGATCAGTGAAATGTCCATGCGAGAAAGCGTAACAAGGGACCCGATTTACGACGCCACGCTTAGAAATCTCATCTACGAATCGCAGATTTATCAACAAGAGCATGAGAGTTTAATGAAAAGTCAGGACGAAAGCATCTACATGAAGAACAGCCTTGAGAAACTTATAGAACACCTTGAAAGTTTGGATAACTTCGAAAAGTTCAATGCTCAGGTATTCAAAGACATTGTTGAGCGAGGTATATTCCACGAGAATTATAAGATTGAATTCATTTTTAAATGTGGGGTCACAAGAATGGCCTATGGGTGGAGAAGAGGAAAGGACCCTGTAGAACCACTAAATGTGGATATAAGCGATTGAAAAATTATCAGATAATCGAATAGAAATAGAAACTCCTTAATCCTTATAAGATAGTACTTGCAATAGTTTGACACCAATGCAAACATACAAGCAAGTGCAATCTTATGAAGGAAGGGAGTTTTTTTAATGGATCCAAAAGACAGAGCTGGCTGGTCCCATACCTTATGGGAGCCTCTAAATAAATTGCAGCAAAATCCACTTTATCAAAAGAAAGAGGAAGTTAGGGTGGCAGCCTATTGCAGGGTGAGCAGCGGACATACAAATTTCATATCCCTTGAAAATCAAGTGACTTACTACAGCAATTATATCTATAGCCAACCTAATTGGAAGCTGATAGGGATTTACACAGATGACCGAATATCTGGTGCAACCATCAAAAATCGGCCAGGAATTAAGAGACTGCTTAGACATGCCAAAGAAGGCCGAATAGACTTGATCCTTACAAAAAGTATTTCTAGGTTCTCGAGGAACACAAAGGAAATTTTAGAAGTGATCGATGAATTCAAAAAGACCAATACTACGATTATTTTTGAAAATGAGAGGCTGGAAGTGGTGAATGGCGAGCGGTCTTTGATGTTGGAAACACATGCTGCAATGGCCCAAGAGTTTATCGAGAGCCTATCCAGCTTAGTTAAATTTTCATATAAAAAGAATCTTAAAGGTGGCAGACCATACTTTGGAAATATCTATGGATATGATCCTATAACAGAACATACAAAATACATGGTAAAAATCAATGAGCATGAAGCTGAAATAGTTCGGTGGATCTTTAGTGAGTTTATAAATGGCGTCACTTATGCTGAAATCTCAAGACAGCTCAATTTAGCAGGCATCAAAACGAAAAAAGGCAGCACAAAATGGACCGGAGCATCCGTCAGAAACTTACTCAGAAAAATTGAGTATACAGGTAATAAACTAACCATGAAAAGAAGCAAAGATATGCTCACAGGAAAGGTGAAAGATGATGACCCGAATCAGCAACAGTACTTAATTGAAAACAGTCATCCACCTATAATTACTTTTGAGATGTTTGAAAAAGCACAAGAAAGAATAGAGCAGATTAGCTTTAAACATGAAAGCTTCCCAGAACCGGTTAAGAATCCACTGAGCGGCAGGGTGGCTTGTGGCAGATGCGGTTCTAGCATTATTAGAGGTGGAAAATATAGATTCATATGCACTCGAAGTAAACCGGATGTGGACCTTTGCAATATAGAAAAATTATATGCGTTCGATCCGCAACGAATGATCCTAAGAGCGCTTTTTGAACGCTTTATGAAGCTGGAAGTGGATGTTAGAAAAGATCGTAAAGGCATCCATTATGAAAGAGGGTTCGATAAGTTTCAAGCTAGAGAAGTTATTGAAGTGGAGTTCAAAAAAATGAAGGAAAAGCTTGAGGCGATAATTGTAGCTGCCAACAAAAATGAATATTTTGAGTTTGTCAGGCTTAGATATTTTAACCAACTTGAGATTGCGAAAATTCAAGGAGATCAAGAAGAACATCAGAGAATCAAAGATGAGTACGACGCCTTTGATAAAAAAGCCAATGAAATTGAGGAAGATAGAGAGTTAAGGATTAAGGCTCTGGAATGGCTAAAATCCATAAGAACTATGGATAACTTTATCATGAAATCTTCAATTGAAATATTAAGAGCATGGGCGTTTCAACTTGAGGTTTATTCCAGAACGGTTTATAAGGTTAAGTGGATTGACGAGGAAACCACCATAATCGGTGAAGGAGAAATACCCGAAATCATGAAAGCGGTAGAAAAAAGGAAAGAGGAGAGAGAAAGAAATTTCAATCTGCATCAAAAGTCCATCGATGAGAATATCAAGTATTTAAACTCTGAATATATGCCAGATGAAAATCTGGATGTATCAAAGAAAAAAATTATTGCATACAGGACCAATAATGGAAGGGAGGGTCCACCTGTGGAAGTTACTCAAAGAATATCTGACAATATAAATTACAGTAAAACAGCGGATATTATCAAAGCTGATGTAACAAAACTTGAAAACGGCTTAAACATAAAGGACCTTGATAACTTAAAACAAAACATCATCAAGGCTAGGTACGAACAGATAAAAGAAAATAAGAAGCTAAGAGTTGCAGCATACTGCAGGGTCTCAACTCATATGGAAGAGCAAAAGACCTCGCTTCAGACACAACTTGCATTTTATAACTATAAAATAATTTCTACACCAAACTGGGAGCTTGCAGGAATCTATGTGGACGAAGGATTATCAGGCACCAGTACTGACAACAGGGACAGTTTTAATCGCATGATCAATGATGCACGAAGAGGTAAAATCGACATGATTATTACCAAATCCGTATCAAGGTTTAGTAGAAATGTTTTGGATGTATTAGAGACAGTAAAACTATTAAATGAGCTGGAACCTCAAGTCCCGGTCTATTTCGAGAAAGAAAAAATCTATTCAGATGACAAGAGTGCGGGAATGCTTTTATCATTGATGGCGGTTTCAGCACAGGATCAGGTTTTAGCACTTGCCAACAACATATCTTGGGGACTTCAGAATCTTGCGAAAAGAGGAATCATCACCAGAAGGACAGATATGTATGGCTATACAATAGATGAAGATGGATCCTGGTATATTGTTGAAGATGAAGCAAAAGTGGTTAGAGAAATTTTTCAACTCTATATGGGTGGATCTGAGATTAGTGATATTATCCTATTTCTAAACAGTAAAGGAATAAAAAGTCCAAAAGGAATAGATTACTGGGATCCTAACACCATTAGGGCCATGCTTAAAAACGAAAAATATATAGGCGATTACGAGTACCAAAGAAAATATACCGTTGATACGCTGACAGGTAAAACAAGAATGAATCGCGGGCAAGTTCCCAAATACTACATTGAGGAGCATCATATACCGATTATTGAAAAACACATTTACGAGTCTGTTCAAAAACTTATAAAAGAAAATAGACGGGAACCAGTCCTCGATGCCAGAAAAGCTGGAACAGCTGGAAGGGAGAGCTATTATCAAAAATTCTACTGCGGAGAATGTGGGGCGGTCATGTCTAGATATGGAAGTAGCATCTATGATTCCCGAGAAGGAAGCAAGTGGCGATGCAACCATTCATATCGCGTTGTCACATCAAACTGCAGTGCAAAAACGTTTATGGAAAAATATATGGATTACAATTTCGTGAAGACTCTAGAAGAAATCAAAAGAAGTAAGAAGTTTAGAGCTTTAATCAGAAAAAGCCTTTCTAATTTAGAGCTCACTCCCAGTGAACGCGAAGATAAAGAGATGATCGAAGAACAGATTGAAAAACTTAATCAACAGCTCTACACAGCTGTTGATATGGAAGTGCAGAAAAATGGCAAGGATACAAACCTAATTAATGATATTACTGAGAAAATCATTAAACTTAGGGAAAGGCAGCTTGTGTATATTCAGAGGCTTGAAAAGCTTGAAGATGAGCAGGAGAGATTTAAAAACTTGATGAAGTACTGCGAAAAAATCCAATCCATCTCTTTTAGAACATTTCATAACATGAGACCCAGGATCCAGCAGGGAGACAGTCTATACCTTACAAGTAATGCAATAAAGAGTTCTACCTATATGGACCTTGATGGAGTGGACCATTTTCCAGAAGAAGTGTTCGCGGAGTATGTTCTTTCTGGCATCATAAACCTGGAAGGTCGCATAAAGTTTAAGTTTGCTGAAGACATTGAGTTTGGAATTAATATGACCTATGAAGATTACCAGCAGCAATTTGAAGAAGAAAAACTCAAAATACAATGGGAAGAATTTATTCATTCGGAGGAAGTAATTAAGCTTAAAGAGTTTTGTAAAGTTCCTAGAAAGCCGATAGAGATAAAAGAACATCTAGGAATTAGTAGTAATACTTCTTTTTACAAACGAATCAAAAATCCATTACATGAGGCAGGGTTGATTGAGCTTGTTGAGTCAACGAGCAATGGAAATCGCAAATATAAATGGGTTGATGACAGCGATGATATTTAATTTGAGTACATTTCCAATTAGAGTTAATATAGTCAAAAGGTGGTGATGATGAAATGAAGTTAAATGAGTGGGTTAAAAAAGCTGAGTTCGATGAGGTTTGGACGGAAATTAAAAATGCATATGATCTTCCTGATCAAGTCAAACCGGTTTATGCAGGTGTTTATGATGAGCTTATGGAAATATCCTTTAATGAACAGACGATGACTGATGAAGCTTTCACAATTGGAGTTTGTGAACTTGAGGATGCCTTTGAACCTGGAATTTTTGTATTTGATGTGTTTGGAATATCACATGATGATTTAAATCGATATTCATTGATTATGGAACCTTGGAACAACTGGCTTTCCTACGATGTTTTAGACAAATCTGTTGAATTATATGGCGCTACTATTGTGCTTGCCCATATCCTCTATGAAATGACCTTTTATGGTTATTCTAGTCATGATAGTAAAAAGAAGCAGGAAGAGATCACTGAAGAACTGAAGGAGGCTCAAGAATCAATCGATAATGGGTCTGCTACTTTTATTTCCTCAGAAGAAGTATATGCAGCACTGGGACTTGAAAAGGTCAAAGAGGTTGATCCAGAAGTAGAGAAACAAAAAAATGAAGCAATAAAAGCAGCTATGGATCGAAACGATCTGAGGCTTAAAGACCTGATGTCAGATTGGAGGTGTTGCCATTGATATATTTAACAGGTGACCCACATGGCAATTTTGATAGGATAGAAGAATTTTGTGGACGGTTTAAAACGACTAGAGACGATATCATGATTATCCTCGGTGATGCAGGAATCAACTATTATGGCGGGAAGAAAGATAAGCGTTTGAAAGAAGAACTAAGTTCATGGCCAGTCACTTTCTTTATGGTTAGAGGGAACCATGAAAAAAATCCTGAAAATATTCCTTCCTATATAGAGAGCACATTTCTTGATGGAAGTGTACTGATAGAGCCAGAATATCCAAATTTGATATTTGCAAAGGATGGAGAAGTCTATTCTTTTATTGTAGATGAGAAGCCAAAGAAGGCCATAGTCATTGGTGGTGCTTATAGCGTTGACAAATATTACAGGTTAAGCAAGGGTTATAGGTGGTTCGAAGACGAGCAGCCTTCTGATGAAGTTAAAACAAGAGTGGAAAAGAAGCTTTCTCATATGAACTGGAAAGTGGACTATGTATTAACTCATACAGCGCCAATAAGGTATGAACCCATGGAATGGTTTTTATCTATGATTGATCAAAGCACTGTGGACAACAGTACTGAAATTTGGCTAGATGAGATTTTTCAAAAGCTTCAATTTGAAAAGTGGTACTGCGGACATTATCATGGTGAAAAGACCATTGATAAAATCACCTTCATGTTTAATGGGTTCAAAGCCCTTGGAGAATAATAAAAGATCAAGAACGGAAGTGATGAAATTGAAGCTACTAAAAAGTGAACACAAATTATGCTTAATCTGCATGGAAGAACATGAAGTGCAAACTGTGGAAATTGAAGAGTTTGATATTAACGGGGAGTTTTCTTTTACGGCTGTTTATGAGTACTGTGATCGCGCGGATGAACTTCTTGAAAACGAAGAAATGATTATGAAAAACTCTAATGAACTAAAGGCATCAAGACGGAGTAAATGAGATTTATCGATGAAGTAGTCCTAAAATATCAGAATGACGGTAGCTTATCAGTCCATTAGATTTTGAATTCTAAATTGGGCGTCTGAGTAATAATGATGTTAATTCGGTTCAAGCTACCCCTCATGCTGCCCCTCAAGTTACCCCTCAAGCTGAACAAGCTTGCTACCACGCAAGCTACCACGCAAGCTACTACGCAAGATACCACGCAAGATACCATTCAAGATACCGTCCAAGATACCATTCAAGATACCGATCAAGATACCATCCATGAGCACCAGCCTAGATGTAAAAGGCGGGTGATTTTATGAAGGGTACTTGATCTTGAAAACACCCCAGCTACCACCCCAGCTTGCCACCCCAGCTCAAACTTAGGAAAATCACCTAAGCCATCACCTAAGCTGACATCTAACCTATCGTCTTCTATCAGTTTCTATCACCTTCTATCACTTTCTATCACCAAAGTTTTTAAAAGTAGAACGTTATTCTTCAAATCTGAAGAAAATCATGACAAAATTAAAAATCCACTGAGTAGCCTGATTACTACGATCAAGCCACTTGGTGGATTTTTTTGAAAGTATTTTTATTACAAAGCAAAAAGGAGCTTTTGCCACAGATTTTGAAATTGTCGAGTTATGATTAGTCTAATTACGACTCGACAATTATCGGGAGTAACTTGTAAGGAACTCAAATCATTTAATTGAAAGAACTATCTTCAAAAGTTTTTCTCAAACGTATTTGTTGCTTTAAGGCTACCATCATTGAAAAAAGAGTTTCAAGACCATCTTTTTCAGATTGAGTACAGACTTCTTTTCTTAGCAGATCAAATGTATTCTGTTCTTTATCGTCTTCAAGAAAGAGATTTAAATCAAGGTTTAGATACTTTGATAAAACTTCAAATTGATCAATTGTTGGGATGTTTTTGCCACTTTCAATTTGATGAATGTTATGTATATTCAACCCGGTTAGATTGCTGAAATCTTCTAAAGTTAATCCATTATCTATTCGATAGTAATTTACAGCCTTAGCTAGTTTAATTGTAGATAGAATTTTCATTGTAGCTTCACCTCCAAAAAGTAGATCATCTGTTATAGAATGACCATTATTCTAATTATATTATCTAGAAAATTCCAATAAGTCAAACCCACCTAGAAAGTATCTAATGTCGGCAAAGTTCCGATGCTTAGATTGGATCTTGGTGGGTTATTTTTTATTGCAAACAAACGGAGCGGATATGAAAATGGCTCCAAATGTTGGGTTGTTTGTATGTAAATACTTCATCATGCTCAGAGACAAGGGGAGTGAACAAGCTGTGGAACATGTAAGTGAACATGGCAGTGAACATGCTATAAAAAGCTATTTCTAAAGAAAATAGGCCAATTCAGGGGAAATATCGCCTTATTTTGGTGTGAAATCAATTTTTTTCTTGACATTTTCACTTGTAATAGTCTTTCTATTTATCATTCGCGAATCGAGGCGTCATCTCATCGATTGCTGAAGAAGAGTCACGTACGATTAGTGCTAATGTCAGCTGGGGAGTTCAGAAAAGATTCTCGCAAGGGAAGCCACACATTCCAACAACATATTTCTTAGGATATGACGAGGATGAAGAAGGGAATCTTATCATTAATGAAGAGGAAGCTAAAACTGTAAAACGGATATTTCGTGAGTTCATATCAGGAAAAGGCTCAGTCCAGATTGCAAAAAGGTTGACGAAAGACAAAGTGAAAACTGCAAGGGATAATACAAAATGGACCAGTGATTCCGTTTTAAAAATACTAAAAAATGAGAAATTTTGCGGCCATGCATTGTGCCAGAAGTCAGTAACTCTGGACCCTCTAACCCACAAACGGGTCAGAAATAAAAATCATAAGCCGCAGTACTTTATACGGAACAATCACCCCGCAATCATCTCTGAAGAGGAATGGAATTATGTACAAAAGGAACTGGAAAGGCGAAGAAAAATGAAGCATGATCCTGACGGAAAGTACTACAGAACCTATAGCGGTAAAGCACCATTTTCTAATATGCTTTACTGTGGGGAGTGTGGCATGCCGGTTCATAGAAGAAGAATCACATCAAAAAAAGATGGCAAGCCTTACAAGTTTACAGTTTGGCACTGCAGACTGGCGGCTCAGAAAGTAGAAGCTGACTTTGACTGCCATTCAAAGTATGTTTGGGAAGAGGTTATTGAAGCAGCCTACAATGAAATGCTTCTGAAAATGACTGAGGAGATTGATCTCATAAGAGCTGAGGGTGAAGCGGCCATTGAGGATGTGAGCTTAACATACGATGA